AAAGTGGACATTTGCTTGCTCCATTGGTGAAGATTGATACAGGGGGAATTGGACCAGAAGAATTAAAAGTTGCTGCTGAAACTCTTGAAACAATCCCTAAAGTAATTACATCTTTGGCAAATATGATGAAAAGTTTTGATCAAACTTTCAGTGGTGGAACCAAGACTGTTGATGGAAAAGCGGTAAAACAAGTAGCTGATTTTATTCCAAAAGCAACTGAAATGGCAACAGAATTAGGAAAACACACAGAATCAATAGGCAAATTGTTTAAGACGATTTCTGAAGGATTAATAGATCCAATATTCAATTATAATTTACCACCAGGAGATATCAAAGAAGCAGGAGAAGCTTATTCTTCTCTTTCCGAGCTTTTACCAAAATTTGCCAGCTTCATGATGGAAATGGAAGCTAATTTGTCTGGCATTAACTTTAATGGTGTTGGACAAATAATTCAAAATCTTTCGTCAATATCAACAATTGGTGGTTCTGGATTAGTAGAACATTTTGCAAATGCTAATGATTATTTAACAACTTTGCTTGGCACTATGGAAGCCACTTTAGAAAAAATGAGCAAAGTGATGGATATAAACGCCCAAATTAATGGTTTGGGAGGCAGAGTAACAGCAACAATTGAATCTCCAGTTACTGCTGTTCAAAACAATGTTGTAAGAGCAGCTGGTACTGCAACTACTCCTATTGCTGGAGCGACTGTTGCTGGCACTGGAGCAACCGCAGTTTCTGCAAATAATGCAACACAAGTAGCAGCTGTGCCAACCACACCGACTACAACAACAGCATTATCAAACCCAACTACAGCTAGTACAGTTAATAACACAACAACTGTTGCAAATGCTCCAAGCACTGTGCAAGAAGCAAACAGTAAATCTATTAACGATAACTTAATTTCTGCTGTTGCACTGTTAGGACAAATTTTAAATGCGACTAGTTCTCAAGGCGGTTCTGCTTTATCTGGAAGTAGCGGTGGAGTAAAAACAGCTTCATCAGGATCTGGAATGGCAGGAGGAGCAGGCAATGCGATAGGCGGCACTAGTGACACCACATCAGCTTAAAAGGAAAATCACATGATAGTAATGGGAAATGCGACAGATTATAATGGTAATTTAGTAGAAATTTTTGACTGCTACATTAGAGCATCTGGAGATCCAGCAGTCAAAATAGTAATGAATAATTTACCTGAAATCAGCGATAGCAAAAGCGCAACTTATAGTGAAGAAACAGCAATGGGTAGGTCCGTTCCAATTAAAGCATTCGCTCAAGGATCGTCAAGGAAAATTGGTTGGAAAATGATAGTTATTGCTCCAAGCAATAATGAGCAATTAAAAGCAATAAACAATTTGAGATTTCTTGAGTCTTGTGTTTACCCAAAAGCAGATCCATCAAATATTTTGCCATATATTCCGCCAAGAGTTCTCTCTATTAAATGTGGTAGACTCTTATCAGATTCAGAGCTTTCTGTGATTTTGACAGATTATAGTGTTGATTTTCCTACTGACCAACCTTGGTCATATTATGCAGACACACTATATTTGCCTTATAAATTTACTTTAAGTTTGACTTTTGAAGTTGTTTATGATTCCAGACAATTGCCGGGAGCTGATAGAATAATTAAATTGGGAGGATGATAATGCCTAATAAAATAGAAACATTAGATACAGCAAATGCTAGAACTTTTGTAAATGCTACTAGTAGATATGTTGATTCAACTGTTGTTGTATATGGTCAGGATAGAAAAGTAACATTTACAACGTATAAGAGAATAGATAAAACTTCTCAATTTGACAAATTTCTTGTTATACCAGAAGGATATGCATACAGACCAGATTTGGTTTCTAATAGAGTTTTTGGATATCCAGATTCATGGTGGCTTATTATGGAAGTCAATAATATATATGATATAAAAGATTTCGTCGCAGGTAAAACAATAAGAATTCCAAATCAGGTATTATAATAATGGCATTTCCTCCTAGATATACAGTTGATCCAACATTTGGGCCAATTCCTAATTTTTCTTATTGCGGAAGAATAAGAAAGCCACTTCCATCATCTGGATCTAGCGGAATTAATCCTTCTATCAACTTTGAAAGTTATGCGCCTTATATTATTTTGCGTTTTCAAGATCCAGGCACAAGGGGAAGAAGACGTATAAGATATCAATATGCAATTACAACGGGAAATTTAGCTGGACAAAATAGAACAGCAAGCATTAAGTCTCTTCATTACGAAGTTAATCAAAGTGGAAAAGCAACTGTTGATATAGTTGATTCATCTGGTGATGATTTTGTTAATTTTTATAGTTCGCTTTTTACAAATGGGTGTTTGCCAGGAACAGGAAGACCAAGAAGAGGTCAACCACAAGGTTTAAGAGTTTCTTTAGATTTCGGATGGATATTTACAGGAAGTACTGGCGTTACTACAATTTATTCAAATTCATTTGCTAAAAGTGGCAATTTTCCTCAAAGAGGAAGCGGGAAAGAAATTTATTTTAATTTAACAAAAATTGATGTTAATTATGAAGGTGGAATATGGAAATACAAAGTTGAACTTACTGGCCCAGATGATGGAAATAAGAAAAGAACAGCAAGTAGAACATATGGAAAATCAAACCAATTAGTAACTTTAATAGATGCTGCTTCTAAGCATTTATCAGGAGACTGTAAAGATCCTCAAGTTCCAAACAAAGTAGAAACAATAAGAAAAAACGCAGATGGAACATGGACTCCGTTTAAATTTGAAAACAGCACTCCAAATGGTCCTAAAGGTGTATATCCAGGATTTAACGATGATCCATTATCTGCAATTAGAAAAAATCTTGATGCTGTTGTTACAGATAGAGGTAGAGGCGTTTATATGTTTTATAATGTTGGAGACGAAAGTCAAACATTATATTTAGTTGAAGGTCATTTTGAGAACTGCAAAGGTGCCAGAGGTGGAAGAAGTGGTTGTAAAACTAATTTTTTAGGAACATATGTTATTAATGGAGGAGATATTAGTCCAGTTATTTCTTTTAGTCCTAAAATTGAAATAAGTGCAGTTCCAACTACTAACAGGGGTTCTGTTGCTGCCGGGTCTACAAGAAGCAGGTCTGTAAAAATTCCAGAATGCGGAGAAGGAACCCCTAAAGCAGAAGAAGGCGCAACTATTGTAACACAGGCAGCAGTTAGAGAAAATCAACTTAATTCAGCCACACCAAAAGAATTACCAAACAAAATTGCTAAATCAGCAAGAGCTTCAATTGAAGCTGCAAAATCAATCATGCCTCTTGTTCAAGGCATTACAGCAGATTTGACGATACAAGGAGATCCAAGATTAGTTTGGCCGGAAACTATACAAGGCAGTTACATATCAGTTATTTTCGTTAATCCTTTTTCTTTCAAACAAAATTTTATCGGTGCCGATAAAGTTGAAGGAAATTGGCTAGCAAGTCCACCAACAAATTCTTTATTGTCACAATCAATGACTATTGTTGTTGGTGTTGAACATGATATCAGTGATGGTAAATGGGAAACAAAATTAAAAATAGTGTATACGCCAAGTGTCGAAGCTGCAAAATAATTAAGAAAGGTATTTAGGTTTTGTTTAAATCAAGACTAATAAATAACATGGAGATAAACACTGATGAATAATAATGATATTAAAATTTTAGAAGACAGAATAAGAAATTTAGAGAATGAACTAAATGAAATTACTATAGATTATTTGCAAACAAAATCAACAAATCAATCAAAACCACTGATGCGTTTTGGCGTATATTCAGCAGTTGTTATTTCTACATTTGACATATGGAAACAGAACAGAATTCAGTTTTACACACCAATTTTGGATGATGGAACAGAACAAGTTGATGCATTACCGTGGGCATCTCCAATTTCAGCATTTGGCGGCTTTGATGATTCTGGAGTATCTTGGATTCCTCCGGCTGGATCAAAAGTATTCATTATATTTGAAAATGGATTAAATGGTAGTGCTTTTTATATTGGAACAAGTTGGACAAGAACAAGAGGACCAAACAATACTAATGACTTTGGTATACCTGTGCCAGAATTTGAATATTTATACCAAGGAGACAATATTAGGAATGGATATTTATGCGGACCAGATGACGGCTCGCAAGTTCTTCCTCCGTGGAACACAGAAAGTTATAATGGATTTGATATTGATTCTTTGTCAAATGTTGATAAAGATCCAAACGCAATCCTAAGACAAACTTTTCCAAATATTTATGGTTTCAAAACTCCAGAAAAACACATGATGAAAATGGTTGATGGAGATGCAGATTGTAATCGCAAATGGAAAAGATTAGAAATAATGAGCGGCAATGGTAATTGGATGATTTTTAAAGATGATCATTTGCATTATGCAGGTCAATGGTCACATCCAGAATGCCAAGCTAATAGTAATAGGATAGGTGACACAAGCTGTGTTAAAGGCGTTCCTAATCCCCAAGGATTTAGTTCAGAGGACATATCTAGATTTAATCCAGACACATATGTAGATCCTCAACCAGCTGATATTGATTTTAGTCAACTTGAATTTGCCGATCAGGCTGGTGCTGCGGCTAAAGAAAAAACAGATTGTAAAAGCACTTCAACTATAGGCGGAAAAGCAGAAAGTCAAGTTAATCCAGATACTCAAAAAGGAACAAATCCTTTCTTCAAAAACAGAAATGAATGCAGACCTTATAAAGGTCCGCAAACTCCTCAGAATAACAAATGCGATCTTCCCCAATCTGGAGTTCAGATTTTATCAATTTCAGGTCATACATTTGTCATGGACGACAGTGTTGCACAGCCAAGAGGTGGAATGGGTTGGAAGAAATCTTTGGACCCTTTTGATTTTGGTTGTAATGACAAATTTTATGGTAGAAGTTATTGGAAATCTGCTACAGGTCACATGATAGAGCTTAATGATTTGGAAAGACCAAAAGGAAATCAAGTAAGAAGTGAAAAAAATGGAATAAAACTAAAATCAGCATTGGGAAATGAAATATTTTTATGTGATGCTGTTGAAGGTGAAGCATTCGATGGACTTGCTGCAAAAGAACAAGGAATTTTGATCAAATCTACCAGTAATAATTCTATATTTTTAAGAGATCAAGGTAATAAAAGGAAATATTCTCCTAGAAAAGAAGGAGCGGCACCAGAATCAAAAGCAACTAATGCAGGAATAACCATAAAAACTGGATATGGACTGACAATTGATATGTCAGATTTACAAAGTCAAGAAAAAGCTTCATTTCAAAGAATTCAAATCTTGGCACCTCAGAAAAATAATCCTAAAGGACCACATCTTATTGAAATGCAAGAACAAGAAAAAGGTGGTTATTTGAGATTAAGAGCAGGTGGAAATTATATTCTAGAATCAATTGAGAGTTCCCTTGTGGTAAGCAGAAAAAGCAATATAAATTTTGTTCAAGAAAAGAGGCTCGATTTTACTCAAGAAGAACATTATATAAGATCAAACAGAACAATTGCATTGCAGGCAAATGGTAAAATTTACCTGCTTGCAGGTATGGATTATACAGTTTTCAGAGATCCCAAAACTGAATCCAATATAAATAATGAAATAAATCAAACTATTAAAACAAATGCACAAACAAAAGTTCCTGGTATTGCTCCAGTTGTTGTTTTCCAAAATGGATGTTTAAGAGTAAGTGATAGAGTTTATGCTTCTTGCAGTCAATTTGCGCCGGGAATAGGCTTGGGATCTCTTGTGTTACCATCATCTTTGGGTGTTGGTGGCAAAACTTATGTTCAAGATACTAGAGCGGATGGTAGTGTTGTCAACAGGGAAGTTTCAGGGGAAAATTTTTCAGTTAAATTGCCAGCAGGCTGTAATAATATTTCCCCAAAATTTTATGATTCAGCTAGAACAAATATTAACGCTACTGCTTAGGAGATATATTATGGCTCTTTATGGTTTCCAATTTCCGATTACAAAAAATCCTTTAGGATTTTTTTATTCGCAGCAAGGGTCAAATAATATCAAAGGTGATTTGTTGCAATTAATTATGACAAATCCTGGAGAAAGAGTTATGTTGCCACAATTTGGCACTCCTTTAAGGAAGTACATATTTGAGCAAAATATTGATTCTGTAAGAGATGCAATTAAAAATGATATAGCTGGTGCTATAGAAATATGGGAGCCTAGAATTACAGTTACAGACATACAAGTTTCAGTTTTATCACAAAAAGACCCTGTAACTTTTCAAACTTACAATGATGAGCGTGGAGTATTGGTGAGAATTAACTATATAAATCCAGAGAAAATTGATAGTGTCCAAGAACTTGTCTTGGCTGTTCCGTTTGGGGAGGGATGATGGAAAAATGTCCGTTTGATTTGATACCTTATAAAATTGGCGCTAGCACATCGAAGCCCCAAGTTTTTTCACTTAATTATACTAATCAAGACTTCTGGTCTATGAAAACCAGACTTATTAATTATATTACTGAAAATTTTGGCAGTGAATTCAACGATTTTGTTGAATCCAGTTTAGGCATCATGCTTATTGAAAACTGGGCTTTTATTGCCGATACTTTATCTTTTAAAATTGACCAAATTGCCAATGAAGTTTTCATTGATACTGTTACTGAACTTGACAATGCATTTAGATTGGCACAACTCGTTGGTTATACTCCAACGCCGCCAATTGCTGGTAAATCATTGTGGAGTGGCAGAATTGCCAATACTTTTAATGTTGATTTGAGAATACCAACACCATATATTGTTGATATTGTAAATGGTGAAATTTCAACAACAATAGAATTGTTTTCAGCAGATCCTTTAAATAGACCAATTTTTGATGATGATATTATCATACCTTCTGGTCAGTTAATTAACACAAATATTGTTGGATTGCAAGGAAGAACTTATACTGATTTTTTCACATCAAATGGTGGACCTAATCAGTCATATTCACTTTCTTTTAATCCTGTTTTATTGGATTCAATTAGAGTTTATGTTGATGGTTCTCAATGGGAACAAGTAAAATATTTCACAGATTCTGAAGCAAGAAGAGAGTACAGAATTGAATTCACTGCTAATTACAGTGTTTTTGTAATCTTTGGAAGTAATAGAGCTGGTTATATACCTACTTCTGGATCTAATATTAGAGTTGTTTATAGAGTTGGTGGCGGCACGTCTGGTAATATTGTCAGCAATTATGCTAGTGCGGAAGCATTAGTGCCAATTGATGGAGAAGTTTACAATGCAGTTGTAACATTAACAAACTACACTAAAGGCGAGTTTGGATACGAAGGCGATACAATTGATGATATTAGATATAAACTTCCTGTATATGCACAAACACAAAACAGGTGTGTAAGTGGCAGTGATTACAAAAATTTTGCTAATTTGTTTACGACATCATATAATGGAACGATGGGAAAGGCAAACGCTGTTTTGAGACACAGTGGTTGTTCAGCTAATATCATTGAATTCTATATTCTTGTTAAATTGGATAATTTTAATTTGGCCAAAGCAAATTCTCAGTTTAAATACGAATTCCAAGATTATATGAATGACAAGAAAATGTTAACAGATTATATTTCATTAAAAGATGGAGAAATAATTTATGTTGATATTGCTATAAATGTTGTTCTTGATAAATATTATAAAAAGTTTCAAGATGAAATTAAAACACAAATACAAAACCGAGTTAATGCATATTTTGCATTAAGTAATTGGGATTATGGTCAAATTTTAAGAGATATTGATATTGTCAAAACTTTGTCTGATTTACAACAACCGAGAAGATATGAAATCAATTTTGTTACAACTAATCCACAAAATGGCGGCAAACAGGTGATTGCTAGATATTTTGAAATTATTAGATCAGAAAATATTCAAGTTAACTTTACATATGAGTAAAAATAATGATTAAAAGATTTGATAACAATCCAAAAGTTAATGATAGGGTGGAGTTTATTCTTCTAACTCCAGATGCCAACGATTGTTTTACTGAAAATCCATATGCATTTGTTGATATAACAATTTATTATATTCAGAGAGATTTTGCAAATATAAATATAAATGAATATGAAGAAATAACTTCACAAAAAGGACTTGAATTAAAATATTACGAACTTAATAATATAGCATGTGATAATCCAACTGAAGAAAATTTGAAAAATGCCAGTGATGCTAAACAAACATTTTTAAGTTCTCAAATAAAAACTAATTTTTATTATTTAAATTCTCAGGTTGTTTTTCAGCAAGGAAGTGGTTCTAACCCTTTGTGGTTGAAGGATGGAAGCGTTGAGTTTCCAATAGTAAAACCAGAAGCAGATTCTAAACTTTCTTATTCTAGATTTGTGTTTTACTGGGATGCATTTAATGTTAGAGAAGGCGATTATTTTATTTGTTGGAAATGGAAACCAAATGTTTCTGGAGATACTATAAGCGCACATATTAAGTTTTATCTTGATTCAGACATTGCCACTACTACAAGTAACCCTACACATCGCACACCTCGTGATAAATATTATGATCTTCTTACAAGATATTTGCCAGAAATGTATAAGCAGAAATATTCAGCAGTAGATTTGAGTCCTGAAATTCTTGATAAATTAAATGTAAGTGTTGGTCAGGGCTTTACAGTTTTAGAAAACTTAGCCAATCAAATTATTGATTTATATGATGCCAATATCATACAAGAACAACTACTTGTTTATTTGGCTAGTATGTTTAATTTGACACTGCGTAGCACAGATCCTACCAGATGGCGTAAGCAAATTAAAAAAGCGATACCTCTTTATAAAAGAAAAGGTACATTTGAAGGCTTAAGGCAAGCTCTCGATGATGCGGGAATTAGAATATTAAGTTTTTCACAACTTTGGTTTGTAGGAACAGATTATACATACACAGAATCGTTCGCATATACAGGAAACACAATTTGGGAATTGGACAAAGTATCTTTGCCTGTTAATGAAGAATATTTCAAGCTTGAATTTGAAGATAATAACAAATCATATTATCAAATAAATTTATCAAATGTTGAAATTGTGACTGGCGGTGGTCAATCTTTTCTAAAGTGGAAAGGAAAAGAATTAGCTGCTGGCGATAGAGTTAAAATAACATATCAAATCAAAGAATTTAAAACAGAAACACAAATTCAAATACACAACTATGTGACAAACTTACCTCTTGCAGATACAAGAGACGACAGAACTTTTGAATTTCCAAAAAAAGACTGGAACACTCGTGTAATAGAAGAATCAGATTCTTTGTTTGATTCAATTGTTTCTGTAAAAAATCCATTTTACGATCCAATTAAATTTGGAAAAATCAGAACAGAATTTCCTTACAGTGAACAAGCTTATAACATGGATGAATACAATGGATCTTTAAGAGATTCATACGATCCTAAAGATATTGATAAAAACTTTGTTGAGCCATGCAGAAACACTATAAGTTCTCATTTTAACATAGACCTTCTTATCCAAGATTTGTCAAACACAAGATTGGTTGAATCTCAAGAAATTATCGAACAATACATACCATTTCATGCAGTTTTGCACACATTAAGATTTAATGGTTATTTTGATGACATTATTGTTCCTCCAATTGAAACAATTCAATGTTTGATTCAATATGCAGGAAATGAAAATATCATAAGTGGAGAAGCGAATTCTGTATTCAATAGAAACATGCCACTTGGATTGTATAGCAATAAAGTTTTAAGAAATGTTCTTGCTACAGAATCTCTTGAGGATTCTGGAACAACAACTGCTTACAACGAAGAAATAAGATTGTTTTCTCCGCTCTATAATTTAGATGATGTTGGATTAGACACGGACCCACCAGAAACATTTTTAGAAGTTCTTGCACCTCATGTAAATGCTGGAGAATATACTCTTAGTAATGCGAATGGTCATACAGCAAAAATTGCATCTGGATCACCTTTGGAATTGATAAACACTTCTAACTTTACATTCAGATTATCAAATATTATATTTTCGTCAGCAAATTTTGATATTTATCAAGACAATATTTATCAATTATCGGATCAAACATATCATTTTGTAATGTACCCAATTAAAACTCTTTGGGATGTTCAAAATGGATATGCCACAAATAGTTGGAAAGTTTATATTGATTCAAATAGCACATATTATAATATCATCAATGTTTCAGATAATATAATTTTTATTGAAAATGATGGAAGTCTTTACAATGTGAACATATTTAATTTTGATTATAAAATTGTTGATCAAAATAATAATATAATTCTTTCAAGTTCTTCTGGAAATTACTTTGTAACAAAAAGAGCAAGAGTTGAGATAAGTCCATCTGTTGGAATAAATGATATTACAAGATTTTTGACTACACAAAATTATTTTTATTATGATGCAAATTTTACACAATATTTAATATCTGGTTATTCCAATGATAATACCCAAAATTTTTATATTCTTGATTGGAATCTTGGAGATGTTGCGTCAGCTAGTGGTAAATTTTTGAAACGATTAATTGATAATTCAACAGGAAACTTCAATTATAGTCAAATGAAACTCCTTAAGCCGATTGGTTGGCCTACATTCACAAGCATAGGCGATCCAAATGCTCTTGAAAACAGCAATTTTATTGAAAATTATTTGGTTGAATATGCTGGAACTAAGTTTTCTATTTTAAAAGAAGAAACAATTGGTCCTGATACATATGTTTATATTACTGGCAAATTTTATTCTTTTGGCGCACAAACATATGGCGGAACTTCTGTTTCTTATAATTTGTACAGATATACAAAGGATGCAGCAACAATCATGGGTGAAGACTTTAACTTTATTGACAGAAGCGGTCAAGAACTGATTACAAGTCAGGTCGAAAACATGTCTATGGGAATTGTTAACACGTTAGCTTCAAAACCAGAAAATGAAGAATTTTCTCAACAACTTGAAGGAATACAATATACTATTTTAAGAAGAGATGGTACTGAAACAAAAGGTGATTTATGACAAATGACAAAGTAGCTTCAATTGGTCTTGTTAATGGAGTTATTCATGATAAGAATGGATCAACTCGTGTGATTGATTTCAAGAATACCGTATTAGTTGGAGGCCGTTCTTCAGTAGTTAATTGCCTCACCAATAATATTGGCTCAAGTTTCAATTACTATGTAAGTAGAATGATTTTCGGTGATGGTGGTGTCGATGGTAGTACTTTACGCTATGTAAATCCTGAAAGAACAGGCTTGTTTGGAATTACAAGAGCAACCAAGACTGTAATTGCGTCAATTGATCAATCTAACCCCACACAGGCCATTTTTACTTCAGTATTGGGCTTTGATGACGCAAATGGATACGGGCTGTCAGAGATGGCTCTGGTGTTAAATGATGACACATTGTATTCAATGGCAACATTTCCAACCTTGTCCAAAACAAGCGATATACAAATCGTTTGGAACTGGCGAGTAAATTTCATCTGAGAATAGTAAATAATTTATGCCAGATATAGATTTAATACCGATACCAT